AACCTGTTTAAAAGGTCTTGTGCTAATATCGATCACATTAAATGTACTATAGTCCTGTCCTCTTCCCTTCGAAACATCAACTGTCATTATATATTCATGTTTCTTTTGCGGTTCTTCATAGATCCAAACACTGTTTCCTTCAAGTAATTTTAAAGGTGGTTTTGCCCTGAAACCCATTAATGTTTCAGCATTTATAAGCGTATCTCCTGTTCCGAAGAATGTATTACCAAACTCTTGGTCGAATTGGAGCTGACTTGTATTAGCAATAGTTTGTTGTTTCCAGTCATTATCACGCCCCGGTACGTCCCACCAGTCAACCCTATAAGATTTAAACTCGTTGACTCCCTGGACTGCACCTTCCCAGATTTTATGAAATTGATTACCGATCCCATTCGCTGTACTCGTTATTATGACCTTTGTGTCTTTGCCTGATGAAATAACAGGATATGTCGATGTATAAAACTCAGCAGCATTTTCAACGAATGCAAACTCATCGAGATATAGCAAGTTAACCGACATACCACGAATTGATGAACCAGACGTTGCTGCTGAAACAATTCTGCTGTTATTGCTAAATTCTATGGATCTTTTATTGAGAGCCTTACACCCTGGTTGCAAAAAAAATGGTAAGTTCTCTAACATAAGGGTTACACGCCCAAGCATTTCTTGAGCTGTAGCACCTTTGTTTGCGATAATTGCAATAACTTTTTCTGGATGGAATACTGCATACCAAAGTAGATACGCAACAGAACTAATAGACTTGCCGGACTGGCGACAAGCAAGAACAATACTAAATCTATTATCACTAAAATGATTAAACATTTTTTCTTGATATTTGTATAATTCAAAAGGCACTAAGCCTTTATCAAGATGAATAATTTTACAATAATTGGCCGCAAAATATGATGGAGAATTTAAACACTTTTTATATTCTTGTACTTCATGCCGTGTAAAATTATGTAAGACTCCGTCTCTTTTAATATTTGCGTTGCCAAGGTAGGTTTCACTCATCTGTCTTGTAATCGCTAATGTCAACTATATTGTCCTTTTCATCTTGTAAAAGCATACGCTGTAAATCACTTGTGGACCCAACAAACACATTATTAGTAGTTTGGTTAGCTAACTCCTGTGGCTTATCTTCTTTATGATAGTCTTTCTTTTTCTTATGAAGATCCATGAGATTACCATTTATGTCACCCATGTTCTTCATCATACCCGATAGCACTTCAAAGGCCCTTGGATGTTCAGTAGCTCTTGCTACCTCCATCATATCTTCAAGAGCCTCTGAACCTTTAGCTAAGAGATCGTGGTAAATTTGTCTTGAATATTCAAAATCATTTTCTGCTGTGTTATCATCATCTTTTTTCATATTACGCACTATCTGTAAATGGATCAGTTAAGTCTATGTATTCAGTAAATCCAAAGTCTGAATCCGCACTAACATTTCTAGGATTTGTAACAGTAGTAATTCTTTCAATTTGTGTATCAGAATCAGCCAACCCTCTTTGAATTTCGTATATATCGGCTATTGATTTTGTAATAATACCAGTTTCTTTTATAGGACCATATAAATTAATTTTCATATCAAAATCTAATGTATAAATTATAGTCCTACGGGCTTCCATAGGTCCTTCATAATCATCAGCAAAGTTAACGCCTACCGCCGTAATAGGAATATCCTCTTTAATATCAGGATAATCATCAAATGGTTTCATAGTTAGCGTATACTGTGGATTAAAGAAGGGTAAAATCTGTTCTACGATTTGAAGTGCATCATCCTGAGACTTAGCATATATGCTTAACTGAAAGTTAATACTGTAAGGCACAAAGCTATAGAATCTATTACGAATAGTATTAGAAGATCCAGCTTGGAAAAAGTTATTTGTCTTTTGTAGCTGACGACTTTGGTCATAACTGAAACTAACAATTTCGAATGACATGCGAGGTAACTTAATAGCTACCTTAGTATCGTTATCTAAATCCGGATTTTCTCTAATTCTATCTAAATATTTTTGTTTTGGGGCATAAGATAAAGGAACTTTAACTTGACTAATAACTTGATTAGCCGAATTAGTTCTTAGCACATAGATGTTGTTAAACATTGTGCCGAAGGCTGAAACTGCCTTTCTAATCTTCTTATGATAAAAATGTGTTCCGAACATGGCTATGTCTCGTTAGGATCACCAAATGGGTTAGACTCTGTAAAGTCTAAGAATCCATCAGCAATAGTTTCAAAGTCATTATTTTGTTCATTTTCAGCAATCTTATTATCTTCACCTGTTATAGTTACAGCAGATATAGAGTTATCACTATCACCAATAATGTTTCTACCAGTTACAAACTCGTGGTATTTGCCATCATTTGCGCCAACATGAACTAAATGTAAAATATTATCAGAGTCTGAGAACTTAGCTACCTCACCAGACATAATAGTTCCATCACCCAGTGTTTGAGTAACTTTAAAGCCCTCAGTATACCCATTACTTGCACTGTCTAGTGTCAATAGATATGTGTATGCATGATCTTGTTCTATATCATCAATAGCTTCAATGCCTGTATCCAAATCCTCATCATTGTATTCAAATAGCTCACAACGTAGTTTATAGGTTGGAAGATTACTTAATTGATAAAATGGTTGTTCGTGCTCAACATGCATAATTTGAAACAACGAACGTGATAGAGGAATATAAATTAAATCACCTTCAAGTGGTCTAACTGAATTAATTTCATTATCATATCTACCAACAGTTTGAGTCCATCTTCTTCTAGCCACAACGAACGTGGCTTGGTCTCTTATTTCTACACCAAACTTAGTAAATAAATCTCCATCACCATCAAAACCTTCTATGTTTTCGATGTACATTTCGATCTTATGAGATGAATTAAAACTAGACGGAACATCATCACCAAAAATAGTATCTTCGTTTACAATGTCTCTTGGAAGATAATAAACATCTTGTCCGTACATTTTAAGTGATTCTATTACAATATCCTCATAAAGATATTGTTCAGATCTTACTGTATCTGAAAAGTAAAGATTACGTGCCATACATTAACCCATAAAGAAGTCAATTGGAAGTTCATGATCAGAGCGTATTTTCTCTCTTAATCTTTCAATGTCTTGAGTCGCGTCGTCAAAAAGCTGACGGCCGTTTAACATTACACCACCCGGTAACTGCATACCCTCAAACTTAATAAGGTTAGCACCCCATTGTTGTTTGATAAGAGCTGTAGTATATTCTTTTAACCACATATCATTCCAGATCTTTGTATGAGTTGAAGGATCTACAATACTATAAGCCTCTACAACAATATAGTCATTTACCAGAAGATCACCATCATTAAAATCACCATGAATATAAAGTCTATTTTGATTTCTTACAAAGTCAACCTGAGGTGTCCCTGTCAACTTCATATCTAATAAAGCGAGATACTGTTGCATCTGTTCGTAATAAGCAAGATCTCCAATATATGAATGAAGATCCGCAATGTCATTTAGATGCATTTGATATTTAATATCAAAGAAATTTTTATTAATAGACCCACTAGTTACAGCAAACATTTTAGTTACACTAATTACATCAGATGAAATAGGAACATATTTATTTGAAATATCGTCTGATGTGATCTGATGTTTTAGGAATGTTCTAAACGTAGCTTCGGAATGAAACTCTTGATAGTATTGTAATGCCTCGTCAACTCGGTCTTCTAACTGATCTACGTCAACATTAATTTCAATTACTGGATCGCCTAAACGGCGCTTGCAGTAATCAATTAATGTATCTCTAGAAGTAGGATTTGCCATTTCATATTCCTATTTTATAGTATTTATAATTAGTTTAGAAGCGTACCAGAAGCGTCATACACATCAATTCTGTAATGTGAACCCTGTTGGCCGTCTAATGTATCGGCATCTAATCCGGAACCAGTACCATCAACAGTTTTGATAGCAGTAAGTAATTCGCTGGCACTCGAGTAAGTTTCGTTAAAGCTGAATGCGCCAGTACCTGAGTTATATGATAAATCACCCGAAGCACTAAATAGTGATTTTACGTGCGCAGAGTCGATCGTGATATTATTAGCATTAGCATTAATACCAGCACTACCAATAACGTTTAATGTTCGTGTAGCCGCTATCGTACCACCACCTGTTAAACCAGAACCAGCAGTAATTGATACGCCAGTATGGTTAATATGTTCGTTAGCAACAAAGCCGCTCAAGTTATCGTGGACAATCTCGGCGTCATTTGTAGCGATTGCATCTGCAGATACAGTAATACCTGTACCCTCGCCGATGTTTAATGTTCGCGTAGCCGCTATCGTACCACCACCAGTAAGACCAGTACCAGCAGTAATAGTAACTGAAGAGTGATCAATATGTTCGTTAGATACGAACCCTGATAAATTATCGTGAACAATATCACCATCTGTTGTAGTAATTTCACCTGTACCACTGTTATACGTTATACCTGTACCACCGCTAAAGTGAGCTCTTACTTCACTTGCACTTGGTCCTGTGTATGTTATAACACCAGTACCACTGTTATAGCCTAATGATCCATCACCGCCCGCATCAGTAACACTAATAGATCCTCTAGCTCTAGCTTGAGTAAAGTACTCGTTAGTACCTTCAGTTAAATTGCTTGTTGTATATGGATCTAGCGTAATTACCTGTTGGAATGTGCCACCATCAGCAGTACCAATTGTAATTTTACCAGTAGCAGAGTCAAAGTCAAAGGTGCTTACACCAGCAACCGATACTGTGCTAATACTATCAACAAGACCGAAGTCATTTACTGTAATAACTGGAACTAATGATGCCGAGCCAAAGGTACCAGAACTTCCTGGCATTTTCGTTTGAATAACTTTATCAAATGATCCACCATCCGCAGTGTTAATCGTAAATGCGTGTGTGGCACTATCAAACTCTAACGAGGCAACACCAGCGACTGATACGCTACCAATACTATCAATGAAACCTGATGCATCAACTGTCAGTACTGGCACTAACGAAGCTGACCCGTATGTTCCAGCTGTAACAGTCGTGTTTGCGGATCTATTAAAGTCGGCAGTAATTATACCAGCACTAAAGTTGCCAGATGCGTCTCTTGCAACAATTGCAGATCCTGTATTTGCATTTGTAGCAGTTGTAGCAGAGTTTTGAACTTTGCCTGCTGTACTAATTGTATTTAATTTTGTGTCTACAATTGCTGCAGAAGCGTTAATATCAGCATTAACAATTGAGCCAGGATTATATACAGTCGTAAGTTGTACATTGCCTGTTCCATCAAATGCGACATTTGATGCTGTAATATCTCCAGTTAAGCTAAAGTTTCGTGCTGATGCTAAAGCTGAAGCTGTAGAAGCATTTCCAGCAACGTTACCAGTAAAGCTTCCTTCAAATGTATCAGCTACTAAAATACCTAAACTAGAGTCTGTAACATTAATTATTCCTGTAGGTGTTGAATCGTATTCATCTATTACTTTCCACTTTTCATCCGAAACATCAAAGTAGAAACCCATATGTGTATAGCCTACACCAGACGCAC